AGGCTTAGATGCAGTTTGACTGAATCCCCATCGTTATTCTGAATTCGCATTTCAAAGTCTGCAATGCACTGCTTCAGAACTTCAACAACCTTTTCGATTGCTTCATCATAAAGGCAGGAAGATGTGCCACAGTATGCTTGATTGTCGCACAGAAGGCGTGGTGCTGACCGTTCGACACCTTTCTTTTTGTAAGTTCGGAGCGACATTGCCCGTCCGCACTGGCAGAAGAGAATCCCTGCAAGCGGGTTACGGATTTTTGTGTTTGGCTTTGCCCGGTGGTTTCTGCCTTGCTTTTCTCTTGCTGCCCGGAAAAGCTCATCAGATATGATGGCTTCATGCTTTCCTTCATAGACAAGGTATTCGCCTATCTTGGCTTTTGGCTGTGTTTTTCTGATCTCGCCATCTTCAACAACAACAACGGTTTTGCGATAATTCCATTTAACCTTGCCGATATAGTGTTCATTCTCAAGGATGCCTTTGATTGTATCCTGTGCCCACAAACCTCCATTCATTGGTTTTATGCCAAGTTCGTTCAGGCGTTTGGCTATTGTTACCCGCCCTAAGTCTTGATTCACGTACATATCAAATATCATACGGACAACTTCTGCCTGCTCCGGGTTGATTTTCAGTGTAGGGCATTTCTTTTTGCCGTCCATGACCGTGGTTTTATCGTATCCGTAAGGCGGTATGGATGCAATGTAATTTCCGGCAGCGACAGACAGTTCACGCCCACGGGCTTGTATTTTCTTGTAGTATTCAAGATATTCGCTGCCCTGCTTTAATCGGCGCTCAAAAGCTTCCCAATCGAATTCTTGGCGAAGGTCGTATGTGCGTTCCTGTGTGATGACAAGGGTATTTGTATGTTTTATTAGTTTCATCAAGCGCCCTATATCCTCAAGGTCACCACGGGTCAAACGCTGCGGTTCGACACATTTGATTGCCTTGTATTTAGGCGATTCGATCAGGCGCAAAACCTTTTGGATTTCCGGGCGGTCTACCAGCGTTTCGCCGGATACTACTTCACGGAATTTGTTTTGCTCAGGCACTTTTGCGCCGAACAGCCTTATTGACATTTCGTCCAGTAGCTGTTCATGCTTGGCAAGAACTTCTTCAACTGACATATTCGGATCATCCGACTGGGATTTCCGTGAATAGTCTATTACTTCTTCTGGTTTTAAGTTCAATTCTGGTTGGTAATACATATTTACCATCCTTTCTGGTTATGTGGTTTCGTCTGTCTTTTCTGTTGGAACAAGAACAAAGTTTTGTTTTGCAAGGAACATATCAACAATCTTTGATTTACGGTTGTTTTCATCCCACAGATTTTTGTTATCGGCGGTAAGCCGTTCAACCTGCTGAACTAAAAAATCAATTTTTCGCTGCGCTTCCTCCCTGATGACCCGCATTTCGGCATTATAGGATTCATGGATTTTGTCCAACGCTTCCCTGTAATCCTTGTTGTCAGCCAAAGTCCGTTCCAATTCCCGCATAGCATCATTTAGCTTGCTTTCATCGGGCAGGCTTTCTTCAAACGCAAGGTAGCAAGGGTATTGATTGGACGAACCAATGATAGCATCTTCAATCCGTCTTGCCGTTTCCCGCCGTATATCTTGGCTGCAATCCCCAGCCATAAGGCGTTCAACCGTTTTAACGGATATTTCGGCCTTATCGGCAATATAGGCATTGGTAAGACCGTTTATTTCCTTCATATCCCGCATAAATTCACACCAACGTTCCAACGGCATAGCCGATGTACGGGGGCCATCGCAGCGTGTTTGACGGTGAGGGCAGGACAGGCAGCGGTTATAAGGCTTTTGTGCAAAATCGGTGGGTTTTTTCACGTTTATTTCTCCTTGCTGTGTAGCCGAATTTCCGTTTTCCCCTAAAACGGGGTATTCCGTTCCGGCTAAATTACATCTGTTTTCTAACATTTTTGGCTGTTCATCCCCTTCTGACGGTGTTATTCTATCAGCGGGTCAGAAATTGGCCTATCATTCCGGGACGGCAGGGGTGTTCGGGTGGTGCTGCGCACCCCTGCTATTCTAATTATGAAAATCAATTTTTAGTTAGATTTACCATTGATTTTCAGAGTTGTTATTGATTACAATGTATTCAGACAAATGCAAACATTCGTTCCCGTTTGTCTGATGACCCCAAGTAAAGGAGTTCCCCAAGATGAGCGCAGTTGACCAGCTAATTACATACATAAAGAATTTGACCCCGGAACAAGCGAAAAGGGCGGTTACTCATCTTCCACGATTGATTGCAGCAATCGGAGAGCCAAAGCAGCCTTGTCCTCAGGAAGCGAGCGAGCAAAGTCAATAAGTGCTCTTTGATCCTCGGTAAGTCCGTCATCAACAGTGACGGGCTTTTCTTGTTCTTCGGGCTTTTCTTGTTCCTCAATTGGTTCTTCCCAGCCCATGATGTATTCGGGGGTTGAACCCAAAACCCTTGCGAGATCTTCTATCCGGTCTGATGGAATGTTTGTAACTATCTCCATTTCATATTTAGAGATCGTTTGCCTTTTTGTGTTTAATAACTTCGCAAGTTCCTCTTGGGTGAGGTTTTTCGCCTCCCTTAATTGCTTGATACGTAAGCCTTTGGACATTCTTTCCACCTCCTTCCTATATCATTATAGCACATAAAAGTTGCATTGCAAGAAAAAAAGCACTTGACAAGATACAAAAAAGTATTATACTGAAATAGCAAACGCACTTGACAAGTGCGAAACTAACGAAAGGAGCGATAGCATGATTGACACCAACGCATTGCGTGGCGTGATTGCCGCTAACGGTCTTAGTCAGCAGGATGTGGCAAGGGAAATCGGGATTTCGTCTAAAACCTTCTATTCCAAGATGAAAAAAGGGGTTTTTGGCAGCAACGAAATGGAAGCTATGATTGACCTGCTCTCCATCGAAAACCCGCAAGCAATTTTTTTTGCCAAGAAACGCACTTGACAAGTGCGCAAGTGAAAGGAGCCTACCCCATGATCGTTTTGAAATTCGCTGACGCTAAAGGTCAGGAAGGATTCACCGAAGCCCGGAACTATCACGAAGCCGTGAAGATGACGAAGGTCTACAAGCAGGACGGTTACCGTCTTGTCGGTCACTACAACGAAAAGGAGTGAACCCCGTGGCACGAAGCAAGAGCCTGCGGACGCTGGAAGAGATCGAAGAGGAAATCAAGCGGCTGAGGGAATCAGATCATGTCCGGCTGTACAAAAAGCATACCCGGCTGTTGAACAAGCGGCGCACTTACATGAATCAATTGCGCTGGGAGGAACGCAAGGGCAAGGAGCTTGCCGAAAGTGGTCTGACCTTGGACAACATCGAAGATATGCTGGCTGAGATGGACGAAGCGAGCATGGAGGAAGAAATCTGAAAATTCGGACAACCAATCGCCGCATAGCTTGTAAGAAAGGGGTGGAACAGATGAGCAAAAGTCAGGATGTGTACAAAGAAGTCAGGGTTTTTGAGTATCCCAACATGGTAGTCAGGGTACACATTCCTGACATCACGGATGAGGAAAATGAACGCCGAATGAAGGCCGTCCGCAGGGCGGCAGAAGCATTGCTGAAGGAGGGAATGAACAATGGGCTTTCGGTACACAGATGACCCGATTCGGGATCATGAAGCGTATGAAGCAGAGCTGGCACGGCTGGAAGAACAGGTTCCCGTGTGTGGCTACTGCAACAGGCCAGTAATGGATGATTTCTATTACGCAATCTTCGATGAACCTATCTGCGCAGAGTGTTTGGAACAGCATTTCAAGCGGGAAGTGGTGGTGGAATGAGCCGTCACAACAAAGGCGATTTGCAGCAGATGCAAAGCCTGCCCCTTGAAGCCAAGATCCTGATGACACAACGGCGTATCCGGGATTGGGTGGACTACTGGCACGGTGATGTGTATGTGTCCTTCAGCGGTGGCAAGGATTCCACAGTCCTGAAACACATCGTTGATGGGATGTATGACGATATCCCTGCCGTGTTCGTCAATACCGGGCTTGAATACCCGGAAATCCAGCAGTTTGTCAGGGAAATCAAAGCCGGGAAATATGCCTGCTTCAACCCTGATGTGGAAATTCTCAGGCCGGAAATGCGGTTTGATGAAGTGATCGAAAAGCATGGTTATCCAGTAGCAAGCAAGCGTGTTTCTGGATATGTGGAAACAGCCAAACGCCACCCGGATTCAATGCGTGCAAAGTGGATCAGGGGTGAAGAAAAAACCAAGTTTGTCACAGGTGGCAAGTGGTCATTCCTGATCGATGCGCCTTTCCCGGTATCTGCAAAATGCTGCGACATCATGAAAAAGAAACCTGTCAAACGATACGGCAAGCAAACCGGGCGAAAACCCATCATTGGCACGATGGCTGATGAAAGCCCCAACAGGGAGCAGTCATGGAGGCAGAACGGGTGCAACGCTTTTAATGCAAAAGACCCTATTTCACAGCCTATGGCATTCTGGACAGAACAGGATGTGCTTCACTACATCAAGCAATTCAACGTGCCATACTGCCCCGTATACGGTGAAATTCAGGTGATGCACAGCCCTGATGCCATTGACGGTCAAATCAACCTGATTGACTATCTTGGCGATTACGAGCCGGAAGATACGCTTGAAACCACGGGCTGTGATAGGACAGGCTGCATGTTCTGTATGTTCGGCTGTCACCTTGAGAAAACACCGAACCGCTTCCAGCGGATGAAGAAGACGCGCCCGAAACAGTACGCCTACTGCATGGACAAGCTTGGCCTGAAGGAAGTGCTTGAATACATAGGCGTTCCCTACGAATGAACCCGGAATGGTAGCCACAAGCTGACCCTAATTCAATAGAAGAAAAGGGGTCAAACATGAAGGAATTCAAGAGCTTTTACAAGGTTGTTGGAGGTAACGAAGGCGGTAAATGCCGATACAACACCCGGCTTGACACCTACGGCTGTGGATGCCAGCACGACTGCGCATACTGCTACGCCAAATCGCTGTTGAGCTTCAGGGGGCTG